TAGTCACAGTCAATGAACTGCCCAGCGCTGTTATTGCTGACTCAGAGAGGCCTGAAACGTAATTAATATCGGTGATAGTTGCTGCATTAACGTTACCGATGATTCCTCCGCCAACGGTGTAGTTTGCTCTTACTTCGGAGTACTTAGTGGGAATAAATCCAGAAACACCATCACCAAAGTTTACGTATACGACGTTGTTTTCATCTACTGTAATTTGGAACACCTGGTCAGTGGGGTTGTAGTCAATGAGGTGTTGTACTTGAGTCCACTTTGAATAGACGTCGCCGTCTTGTACGTAGATTTCAACTGAGCCATCAACTACTGGAGTTTCACCTAACGTAAACAAAGTATTAGGAATTCCTGCGGAAACTCCAATCAGTTCTCCATAGGTGTTTGTATTGCTAGAAACAAGGGTTACTGGTCTCCCTTCGTTTGCTGTGATGCTGGCAGTTCCTGCTACATCTCCAATTTTCGCTTGAATAACTACATCTGCATTTGTTGTGAAGTATACTTTTTGAACAATATCCCCAATAACAACATCTCCAGAGAACACAGTGCCTGCTGGCAAAGTTATTTGTGAAGCAGATGTATTGGTAAGAGTAAAGGTGGTAAATGATTGACGATATCCCGCTGGGATGTACCCATAAGTTTGGGCCAAGTTAAGGACGCTAGAACGTTGCGTCGCAGTTGCCATAAATGATTCGTTAGCATTACGGTCAATGTAGTAAGACATAAGGTCACCAAGGTAAGCAAACGCTTCCACAAGAGCCACACCAAAGTCCGAAGGGTCAGATGCTGACCACTCAGGTACACGGTCTTGGATTCGAGTGATTAGTTCTTCTCTTAGCGAGTAGTAATCTTTGCTGGTGTAGTCAACCGAAATTGGAATACTTGAAACGGGTGTTATGCTCACATTATCTCCTTAATTGTTGGGTTAGTTCCGTTTACGGCAGCAAACCCAAGGGACGTTGTAACTAGGTCTTGATTTGGTAACGCATACACAATGCTAACGTTTATTGTGCCTGTGTATTCATCTAGGCTTGTTGTTACACTTTGTAATCGAAGTTTACTTAGTTGTGTTTCAAAAGAATGAAGTACAGTATTTTCAATTTGTGCGGAAGCGTCGTCTGCGGTTTTAAAGTCTGCATAAGGGATTTCGCTACCAAACTCTGGTCTCATAACTCTTTCTCCTATGGCAGTCCCAATAACTGACCTAACACGGTCAGCCCACAGTTTTGGTTGTTGGTCAGTAACGTTTACTTTTCCATAAGAGTCAATAGAAAATGGCAAAGCCATACCAATCTCAGCCATTACATACCTACCCATCTTCTTGGAGTTACTTTCCACCCAACGTTTGTTTGCGCTATAAGAGGAGATAAAGCATTAAGTTTAACCACAGTTGGGTTAACTGTTGTGCCTGTGGTTGTTTCATAGTTTAAATTTCGTACAGGAACTTTACCCGCAGAGTTTGGTCTTGAATTGCTGGCCTTGTTCTTGCCTGTACCATCGGCCATACAAGTAAAGTTAATTTGATAACGACCATCATTAACAAGCATGTGAGTGACCTTTTTAATTACCCAAAAACCATCAGTAGTAGAACCAGTTCCGTTAATTTCGATAGTTCTATGAGGAGCAACTCGTGGGTCTCCTTGGCCCTTACCCTCAGCGTGAACGGAAAACCGAGACAGTTGAGCATGTGCGTCCGCTAATGACTCCGCCATTTTTGCTGTACCCGTAATAACAGTTGATAAAATTTCTTTAAACAATGGGTCTTTAGTTGTTTCTCGTAAATTTTTACCGACACCATTGGCTTTATTTGAGTAGGTAGTTAACTGTGCTGTAATGGGGTCAACAACGCTTACTGTCTTAGTAGTTCTTTTGTTTTCTGCATGAGCAAAAAAATCTCCACCTGTTGGTTTAAAGTGGTCAAGGGTTTGAGATAAAACAGAAGCCCAAGGATTAGTGTAGGGTTCAAAGAAAGAGAAAACAGGAATTGTAGTCATGGCTATATCAATCATTTTGTCTATAGGATGAAAGTGCAACTCAGTACCATGGCAATGAGCCACATATCCCTTACGTTTGGCTATCTCTTGAACTTTTTCCCAATGGGTTTGACCAGTCAAAGATTGTTGAGAAAAGATAACGTTGTCTTCCGTTACTACTGGTTTTAATCCAAAATTCTTTGCAATGTTTGAAACTATTTGAGCACCAGTTTGATTTTTCCAAATTTTATATCCGCCTTCTTTTAAGGCAAGAGATGCACCAACGCATCGAACTACAGTTGGATTGTATAAGGACTGTTGGACTACTGGAGTAACATCCATAACGTACCCAGTAAAACTTCCAGAAGCCTTATCATTTTTCCAAGTAATATGAATAGGGACACCTGTCTTTAATACTTTTTGGTAGAACGAATTAAATCTCGTGTATGACAATTCCACCACGTCCTGGTGTCCAATTTCTTGATGAATATGAATGTGGTGAGGAGGCATTTTCATAGAAGGAAAATCTGGATAGATTACAGTGAACTTAGACCCAACACGATTTTGAACGGCTACATTACTCATTTGGAATCCTAATTTGCGTTCCAGGTTTAATAGCCATAGTGTCTACAATTTCTGGATTAATGTCTAATATTTGCCACCATAAATTAGATTGCCCTAAATGACGCAAGGCAACCACGTCTAACCTATCAGTTTCTTTCCATTCGTAATAGAAAAAAGACACATAATAACTTGGCCATGTTCGGTACACGACTAACTCATACGAGTCTTTACGTGGACTATATGTTTTGGTGAGCACACCATCTGAGTAACGGCTATCTAGATATATCATAACTTTTTATGGGTTCGCAACATAACGAGAACCTATGTATTGACCTCCGTTATTTCCATAAGGGTTTGCAGTTGTTGCTCCGTTTGTTTCTGGCCCATCATTGAAACGGCCAAGAACTAAACGAACGCTTGAAAGAATTGGAACCATACGGCTATTAAAGATAGAGTGAGTAACTGACATATCACGGATACGGACACGGTACCTCATACCCGCACCAAGATGCAACTCAACAACGGTTGGACGCATCCAACCACGGTCCGCTGTCTTTCCATTTAACTTAGAGATAAAGGTAGCGTGTGGACCGTTCATAGTTTTAAATAGATATTCTAAATCGTACATTGTTCCTTTTTTGTAAATTTCTTTAATTTCCTCCACATCAACGTTATCTGGATAGGGATTGTTTACGGCACTAATTCCAGTTTGACGTATTCTATCTATAACGGCATCTGGTGAAGTGTCTGTTGTTCCAAAACCTGCGTTGTAACCCATCTCATTAATATAAGCAAAATCACCAATACGGTTTAACAAGAGAGTTATTTCTACGGTAGAAGATATCAATCCAGCAGAAATAACACTGAATGCGTCTTGTCCGCTTGCAATGAACTCTGGGTCCATTTTATCTTGAAGTCCCCAAGACATTGCAATTTCTTTAGGATTGTAAAGAAATTTAAATCCATACATTTGTGGGTCAAGCGCAACAGAGTTGCTTTGACTTAATGAAATTTGATTAACAAATTTTCTATCCATTTGAAGAACGCCACGTCCACCCGTTGTACCAGACCAAGCATCAACGGCATCTTTATATTTACCTGCATCAACAAAGTTACCATCATTAGTTACACCAACAAGACTTTTGCTTACACCTTGTGAACCAGTAAAATAAGCGCTTTTAACCATTGGAGCGTTGTATTTCCAATTTGTTGAAAAACCACCATTACCTTCAGAAGTTGCCGCCGCTGGTGCTGCTGGTGTAACTACTGGTTTTGGAACAACTTGTCCTCTTCCATTATTAAGAATAACTTGTTGTTCAGCAATTTTCTTTTGATAATTAGCAATTTTTTTATCGTTATCTTCAATGGCTGTTATTCTTTTGTTTTTTTGAGTATTTATTGTTACTGTTCCACTTTTACCATACGAAATGTTGTTTAATAAATCGTTCTGATGTGTGTTGGTAAGAGTTGTCCCGTCAAGCGTATGATAATAAGTTTCTTTTGCATTATAAAGGGCATCTCGTTGAGCAATAATTTTTTCATAATTAGTAATTTCTTTATAAAGGTCAAGATTCTTTACATTTAAAGCAAAACTTTCGTTACTATAATTAATGATTTTTGTTTTGCTTTTTTGATAGCGGGCTCTAGCATTATCACTGTTCTGTTTTTGTTTTAAAAGTTGATTACGTGTTGTCATTATGAACGTCCCATCATTGAGATTTCAGTTCCTTGTTGAATATATTCTGTTACTTTACGAGCAAAACGTTCGGCTTCTTCATCAGAGGCACGTTCAATTTTAAGGGTAACGTTCACAGTATTCCCTCCATTTGTAGAAGTTCCAGTGCTACCAAAGGAAGTCCCACCAAAACCGCCGCCTTGAGGCGTCGTTAAAGCGGCTTGTCCTCTGTTGTATCTTCCAGTAACGGCTTCAACTGAAGTATCTCTTGGGCGTTCAAAGGTTTTCATAAAGGCAGAGGTAGCATCAAAGGCGCTGACATTAGGGTCGTTTAATGTTGACATTAAACTTCCGTATTGTTTTTGACGAAGTTCTTTCATAAGGAACTGGGATTGAGCGTCTAATGAAGAAGCATCTAACCCTGATTTTTGAGCAAATTTATTTAAGGCATCCCAACGTCCCGCATGCCATTGAGCAATCCCGTAAGATGTTGCAACTCCATTACTTTTATCACCAGCAGCAGTAGTACGCAGACCAGACTCAGCCAAGAGATTAGAGACCACTCCTGCTGCTCCATTTGCGCTAAGGCCTTGACTCATCAACCATTGCTGCATAGCCACAGCATCTCCATTGGGAGCGCCTGCACCTGGTGTTGCTTTTAAATATGCACCACCGCTAGAGGTGGATGTTGGAGTAGACGTTGATGAACCAGTCACGTCTCCTTGTGTTGGAAGGATGGTTGCAAAATAAGGATTAAGAACGTCAGTACTGCCACTAAGTAACGTGTCTGGATTTACTGGGTTGTTCTTGCCTTTGCGAACCTCAAAGTGCAGGTGAGCACCAGTAGAGTTACCGCTGTCTCCAGATTTACCAAGGCGCTGACCTTTAGCAACTGTTTGTCCAACTTTGGCGTCCTTCTCACTAAGGTGAGCATAAATTGTTTGGTATCCACCAGGGTGGTCGACCATAATAGCCATACCGTAATCAGGGCCTAGGTCGGTACTGGAAACAACCCCCGCCATTGCTGCGGTTACTGGTGTTCCTACTGGTACGTTGTAATCCGTTCCTGTGTGTTGGTTATTTGTCGATGCCCAAATTCCTGAAGAATCTTGAGCGCCATACGCAGCACTTACTCCAGCCTGTACTGGAGCAGAACCACCCTTTCCTCCACCACGACCAAACGAAGCACCGTAACCGTTGGAGCCTCCGCCTAAAATCATTCCTGCGCCAACGGCAGCCATAGGAATTCCAATGCCAAATTCAGAAAGAGCAACACCCCCAGCCAACAATCCCATTCCTGTTAATTTTTTGAGGATGTTTGTTCCGCTCTTTAAAGCAGGCCCTGCGTTTGTTCCCTTTACTCCTCCAACAAATCCTTGTGCTTGAGCAGCAAGTTGTGTAAGGGGACCAAGGGCTCCAGTTAATGCTCTGTTAAATGCTTCAACAGCATCTGCAGCATGTTCAAAACCTTTAGTCATACTTGTTTCAACACTGGTCATAGTTTTTGCTTGAGCAGCATTCATACGACCAGCGGCTGTTAACGCTGTGTTGTCGTTTCCTTTATTGGCTTTTGTTGAGTCAGGATTTTTACCAGATGAAATATCAATCATGGCTTGATAAAGTCTTGACTGAGTTGCTGGGTCAAACCCCATCGTTGAAAGGTTGGCACCTAATGCACCTTTTTGATATGACTGACGAACTTGTTCTGTTGTTGCACCGCCAGCACCCATGACATTCATAAGTTCTCTAGCCATTTGCCCTGTTGTTTTATCTTTTCCAGTTTTAGGATTATAAGTAGTAATTCCATATTGGAAGAGGTTGGCACCCATTGCTCCGCTATGCATGCTGGCAACGGATGCTGCTGCTGTTTGGTTATCCATACCAAGCATGTTGTAAGCGTTTCCAACTTCACCAACAGCCTGTCGATAGTTTGCATTTCCTGGAGAAAAACCTGCAGAGGCTAAAGTACTAGCGGTAATAGAGCCACCGAGTGTGCTAGAGAATCCACCATTCATTGATTTGATAGTGGAACGTTCTAAAGCCATTCGGCTAATTCCTGGAGATTTAAGAGCAGCCTGGTAGTAACCAAGTTGGTTCTGCATGGTTGTACCAAGGTCTGGAATAGAACCCAAGAAACCATTAACAGCAGAAGTAGCAATTCCAATACCAGCCTGGGCCATCAGTGTGCCAGTAGATAAGTAGGAGAATCCGCCCATGCTTCCACCCAAGATGTTTCCACCAGCAGCAACTTGTGCTGCCATAGGGAAACGAGCATTATCTGAACCAAGAGGTACCTTGGTGCCTTGAGTTAAGTTAAGAGAACCGCCAGTTGTATTAACAGCCTGATTAGCACTGTGAATACTTTTTCCAGCAACTTCATTAATCTTAATTAACTTAAGAAGAAGCGCATCAGCACTCTTTGTAAGTTTGTCGACACCACCAGTCAAGGACTGAATCTTGCCTACCATGCTCATATGCTCAGTCCTTTCTGCTAATAAACTTGGCTACTTCTAGCCAGTTCTTTCTTTCTCTTGGTGACAACTCTTTTATTTCTGTTAACGTCCACCCCCTAAAGGAGGTTGTTAACGATGACCACTCCGCAACTAAATGCGTGTACGGCGTTGATTTAGATTCGAAATAAGGTTCCAAAATTAATTGGTACCCTTACCTCACTTTCGCAGTCTGGGCAGGTAATAGAAATCTCATCAAACTGCGGTCCTGAGACTCTTGCATTGATTTCATCAATAATTTTTCGACGGTCTGTTAGACCAAGGTTTTGTACTTGCAACTTGCTAAGTACTGGTGAACCATCAATTTGAAGAACAGTGTGTTCTAACATGATGGTGTTTAATTCGGCCGAACTTTTATCTGAGTTATTAATCATGTCTTTTTGTGCAAGACCAGTAGGCAGTTGGACTGTATAGACCTTGTTTTTTCCTTCTACGGTAAAGACTCGGTCATTAATTGGGTCCAACAAAACCTTTGTCTTGATGTCTGTGTCTAGGTCAAGACCAATAGTCTTTATATCTTCACAGCCTACACAGTAGGCAGGTATCTCAGTCTCTTTGCCAAAAGTTGCTTTGAAGATACCGAGGATAAGAGCATCACGGTCTCCTGATAACATTTGGTCAAGAATCTTGTCATCTGCTTTCTGGTCTCCAACCCTGACTGTTCCTCGGCTAAGGATGGTCAAGATTGCTTTGCCGATATTAGAAGCACGAGCAATTGCCTCTTCATCTGCTCCAGTAAGTTCTCTTACTTCTGCTTCACGAATGACCTCCCCAGCGGCATCGATAAAGCCGCCAGGGAGAGTCACTACGTTGCTTGAAGGAGGAGTAATTCTTACTTCTGCTGGCGCTGTTTTTTCAGTCATCGCTTTTTCGAGCATGTTATTTGCCAATGCGGGATTAGCCGCTGCACTAATTGTGTTCGTCATGTTAGTCCCTTGTTAGAATGGTTCTGCTGAGTTTGTTAGGTTTGCTGCCCAGTTAACATCAAAGCCTTCGTGGACAAGTGTCATTTGCTCTACGAACAAAGCATTGTCACCAGCATTAAGGTCTGAGTAAGCAACCGATGTTGGCCAGCAGTTGTATACGTGAAAACGCATTGCTGTGTGGTCTTGTGTTGCTGGGTTTGTAGTTGGTGAATTTTCTTCAATTGCACCAGGAATTGGATGAGAAAGAACTTGAATTTCCAAATCGCAACGGAAATTTTGGTTTACAGCACGCTTTCCGCCATTTGCAGAAACAGTTGCAAAGAGGTTACGCATCCATTCGTAGTTCTGGTTGGTACCAAGAATTACACCACGCTGTAGCGTAATTGGTGTAAATGATGTTTGACCAGGAATCTGGTGAACTGTTGTGTTGTACCCACCTTCACGGTAAGGGATAGAGTCAGTTGTAACCGCCATACCCGATACGGAGGTAAAACCCAAAGTTACCTTGTTTAGTTGTGCAAGAGTGCTTGAGTTGCCATCTTGCGGAATAAACGTAACTAAAAATCTAAAGTTACGTAATGGGTCAGTTAATAGTGTTGACCGATTGTTAATTACTGTTGCCATTGTCTACTTTCTCCTTCGGGTTAGTTCAGCGTCTTTTGGCTGAGGTCGATGACGATGAACTCTGCTGGATACTGCAGAG